CTAACGCCCGTATAGCCAGATAGCGCAGCTTGATAGTTGATTTATTTGCGGAGATCGCGACCGCTCATATAAAAGCCTTCATACTGGCAGGGTTTGTTCATGATGATGCCGCACACACCGGTGTCCTCGGCATCAGTGTACCACATGGGCACGGACAGAATGCCTTGATTCATGCGCTTGTAGCATTTGAGCAGCATCTTCAAGCGGTTGTGATCTTTGTCCTGTCTTGCGCAGAAGATTTCGTTGATGGGATACTTGTAATCATCGTATACGTTCATTTTTATGCCCTCCAAGTTGTTTTTGCGTGCTCCTCTTTACACCCTTATTATATCATAAAACTACCACAAGTGATACAGGCAAAGTCAACAGACTTTGCCTTATTTTTTTGTTCATTTTGTAGCAGTTGTAGCAGTTTGTATTTGTCCTTCGTTTGACGTTCGTTGTCTCTCCCGGTGTGGCATTCTTGTACTATAAACGCAAAAGGAGGGGCACTCATGTGGCACAAGTTCAACCCAAACCCGCGCGGCAGCAGCGTCGGAGACTGTGCAGTGCGAGCCGTTGCAGCTGCCACCGGGCAAAGCTGGGAGCAGGCATACATAGGGCTTGCGATGATGGGCTACGCGTTGGGCGATATGCCAAGTGCCAATCGCACATGGGGCGCGTACCTCCAAAAGCGCGGATTCAAGCGACGTCTTGTCGAGGCAGACTGCTCCACCTGCTACACCGTGGAGGATTTTGCAAGGGAGTACCCGCGCGGGATCTACGTTCTGGGCTGCTCTGGCCACGTTCTGGCTGTTGTCAATGGCGAGTGGATGGATAGCTGGGACAGTGGCACAGAGTGCCCGATTTATTACTGGTACAAGGAGGACTAAGCGATGCCATACATGCCATACGGATACCAGCCCGGCTATTATGGGCAGGCAATGCCGGATCAGCTTGCACAGCTGCGGCAGAACGCCTACCAGCAGCCCATGATGGGGCAAGCGGCGCAGCAGACACAGGGCACACCGTCCATCATCTGGGTGCAAGGCGAGGAGGGCGCAAAAGCATACATGGTTGCCGCAGGTAACAGCGTGCTTCTGATGGACAGCGAAAACAGCGCGTTTTACATCAAAAGCACCGATGCAAGCGGGATGCCGCTTCCCCTCCGGGTGTTTGACTACAAGGAGCGCACCACAGCCGCAAAAACGCCGCCACAAACGGCGCAGCAGCCCGGCGTGGAGTTTGTCACCCGGGCAGAGTTTGACGCGCTGGCAGCCCGCTGTGCGGCGCTTGAAAAGCAAGAGCCTGCAAAACCTGAAACGGAGGTCAAATAAGTATGGCAAACCCTCTTTTTAACGCGCTGGGCGGCGGTATGCCCGCCATGCCAAACCCGATGGGGCAGTTCGGGCAGATGATGCAGCAGTTCCAGCAGTTCCGTGCAAACTTTCAAGGTGACCCGAAAGCAGAGGTGCAAAAGCTGCTGCAATCCGGCAAAATGTCACAAAACCAGCTGAACCAGCTGCAGGCGATGGCGCAGCAGTTTCAGCAGTTCCTTCCCCATTAAACGTCTTTCCAGACAAAGCCTTTACAAGACTTAATCCTACCTTTTGCGCAGTTGATGATTGTACAAGGCTTACATCCATAAGCTCTGGCAGCTTCGGAATACCCACTCCACACCTTCATAAAGTCACCAGATTTTGTGTATTGGGCAACCGGTTTGCTCAATGGGTTCAAAGACCCAGTTCTACCGCGCATATTAGAATCGGCACGAAGCCCTGTTGCAATTGCGTGTTGTGTATTCCCCTTGCGAGAAATCCATTCGAGATTTTCAACAAAATTATTGCTCTTGTTTCCGTCAATATGATTTACACAAGGCAGATTTTCTGGATTTGGAAGAAATGCACTTGCAACAAGAACGTGAACGGACTTGTTTTTCTTTCCCGATTTATTGCAGAGCATTACCGTTTTGTATCCGCTTTTATGGCTTTTGAGAACAAGATTCTTAGATTTTCCGGTGTGGTTATAATTCATGCTTTTTACGTTTCCACAATCGCTCACTTCATATAATCCTTCGTATTCAGGAACAGGTAACCAATTCTCCATAAAAACCTCCGTATAGCATGGTGGATTTATCTGTTTCTATTATACCACAAAAATACAATATCTGCGCAGATTTGTATAAAAAATTTTGAAAGGAGCTTACTATGAGCTTATCTACCGATTCTCCTATGATGACTATGCCGGTTCAGCCTGCAAATACCTGTTCTAATGGTGGTTTTGGCTGGGGTGACGGCGGCTTGCTCTGGATCATCATCTTGTTCCTGTTTGCCTTCTGCGGCGGCTGGGGCGGCAACTGGGGCGGCAATGGCAACACCGGTGCCAGTGTCGTTGACGGCTACGTCCTGACATCCGATTTTGCCAACATCGAGCGAAAGATGGATGGTATCAACAACGGCATGTGTGATGGCTTCTACCAGCAGGCGCAGCTTGTCAACGGCGTGCAGCAGACCGTGAGCAACGGATTTATGTCCGCAGAGATCAGCCGCGCAAACCAGCAGGCGGCGTTCATGCAGCAGCTGTTTGCCATGCAGATGCAGCAGCAGGAGTGCTGCTGCGAGAACCGCTCTGCCATTCAGGGCGTCAACTACAATTTGGCCACCCAGTCCTGCGAGACCCGGAACACGGTGCAGAACACCACCCGGGACATCATCGACAACCAGAACCAGAACGCCCGCGCCATCCTTGACGCCCTGACCGCACAGCGCATCGAGGCAAAGGACGCAAAGATTGCTGAGCAGGGGCAGCAGCTGTTCGCAGCACAGCTTGCGGCATCTCAGGCAGCCCAGAACGAAACGCTCAAGGCCTACATGAGCGGTCAGCTGGCCTACTACAACCCCCGCCCTGTGCCCGCTTTCCCGGTACCCGCACCCTACCAGTACGGTAACTGCGGCACCGGTTGCGGCTGCAACGGTTGCGCCTAACCGAATAACGGCAACTGACTACAATTTGTAGCCTGTTCAGCCCCTGAGCTGATTTTGCAAACCAGAGCGCCGGGGCAGTAGTCCCGGCGTTTTTATTATGAAAGGAGCATTCAAATGACCGTAACAGACTTGAAACAGCAGTTTGTTGACCATTTGGCCAGCATGGACAAAAACCAAATGAGCATGATGGATCTGAGCGTATACAGTTCAATCGTGCGGACTTTGCTGGACACTGAACGACCGGACTTTTCGGCTTCCTGCATGGATGTGCTGAAAAATATCTATGCAAGTAAAGCGGATGTCTGTGCAGAAAAGGAGGACTCGAATAATGGCTGAATTTAGCAACTCTAACACCGTCAGTGTGGCGGCGGGTGAAAACCTTCCCCTGACCGAGACCGCGGTAAAGGCCCCTGCCTGCATCGTGCACCGTGCTGGCAGCGGCCTTGTGACCCTGCGGGGTCTGACCAATCAATGCAAAGCGCGCTTCAAGGTAAGCTTTGGCGGCAATATTGCCATTCCCACCGGTGGCACTGTGGGCGCTATCTCTGTGGCGCTGGCTGTCGGCGGTGAGTCGCTGACCAGTGCGACAGCCATTGTCACCCCGGCGGCAGTCGAAAATTACTTCAACGTTTTCGTGGCCGCTTTCATCGAGGTGCCGCGCGGCTGCTGCGTTACTGTGGCGCTCAAAAACACTAGCACGCAGGCAATCAGCATTGCAAACAGCAATCTGATCGTTGAGCGCGTTGCATAAGGAAAGGAGTATAGCATGAGTAAGAATCTCTATGATCTGCGTGAAATGCTCTGCGAGGAGCTGGACGAGTACAACCGCGATGCCAAGAACGGCCTGAACGAGCGCGTTCTGGATACCGTACATAAGCTGACCGACACCATCAAAAATATCGACAAGATCATGATGCTGGAGGACGGCGATTATAGCCGTTCTGGTGAGTGGGAAGCTGATATGCGCGGCAACTACGGACGTACCGAAAACTATAACCGGGGCAACAGCTACGCAAACCGTGGGCGGCACTATGTGCGCGGTCACTACTCGCGCGGCGATGGCCGGGAAAAGATGATCTCTGACATCGAGAACATGATGCAGGACGCGACCGGAACAGAGCGTGACGCATACAAGCGTGCTCTGGATATCCTGAACAATATGTGATAAGGGGGGGCGGCAGGCATGGACATTGTAGAGATAAACGAGCACATCCGCAAACTGAAATGCGAAGAAACGAACTGGCAGAGCGTGGAAAAGCTTGCCGCCCTCTGCACTGTGCGAAATGAGTTGAGCGAAGCGGAAAGCCGGGATAACAGCCCCGCTCCGCAGCCTGAACCAGTCATGCAGATGGAGTATTCCACAAGACCGCAAGAACCGCAGAGCGAATTTGTAGAGGCTGCAAGCGCTGTGCCGTTCAGCGGGTTGATGGAGGTACTGGACAGGCACATGAACGCAATAAAGCTTGTGTACCCGAAAGAGTATGAGCTAGTAATGCGGAAGATTGTCTCTTTGTCTGAGTGACGATGCCCAATAGGGAGTTCATCAGGGAGTTTATGCTGAAGGCACAGGGAAAGTAAGTCGCCCAGCCAAAAAAGCCATACATAGCAGCAGCCCCGGGGAGCCTGACGGTTCCTCGGGGCTGTTTTTGCGTTTATAAAGCAGTTTTTCAGCGGTGTGTTACCAAAAATGTTACCATCATAAAGAAAAGGACGTCAGTTCTCAACGAAATGACGTCCTTTTTGCATGGTGGAGGCGATGGGAGTCGAACAATTAAAAATGATGGATTGTCGTCAAAAATTTATCTGGAATGCACGAAAGAGCGAAGGAATAATACGGCTTTGTTTGGTTATGCCCAATTCGTTTTTTGAAATTTATGAAAAAAAGTGTTACCAAATGTGTTACCAGAATCACCCTTGAGCCTTCCTGAATGCAGCGGTCGTTGCAGCCGCCAAATCTTCTCGCTGGCCCTGCAATTCATGATGGTACACGCCGGAAGTGTCCATGTTCTTACTGTGACCAACCAGCATTTTTAGCTGGCTGTCAGTCAGGACGCTTGATTCAACGCTGACAAAGGTGTGCCGCAGCTCGTAAAGTGAGACTTTTGGCTCAAGCCCGTTTGCTTCCTGATACGATTCCCAGCGGCGATAGAGCGTATGCTCTGACGGAATTTGAAACAGCGGCGTATTGTAGTTTAGCAGTATGCCTTGAGCCTTTAGGAGCTGTACCTGCGCCTCATAGGCATCCCGTGCTTCCTTGCCCATGTCAAAAGAGCGGATGGCGTTTTCATTCTTTCCGGTGGTCTGCTCCCGGTGCACGTTGATGCTACGCCGAAGGTTGACCGTGTTCCCCTTGATGTCACCATACCAGAGACCAATCAGCTCCCCGGGGCGCAGGCCGGTCGCAACTGCAAAGCGGTAAGCGTAGATATATTCATCAAATACCAGCTTTCCATAGTAGGTGCGGGTGTCTACGCTGAACAGGGTCTTCAAGGCGGTGGGCTGCAAGATCGTGCGTTTCCCCATCCTGGCATTCTTCGGGATAGACAGGTCAGGGTGAAGCGTCGTGTACTTGTTTCTTCGGCACCACTTGACAAAGGCGGTTTCCGCAGCCCGGATCGTCATAAGCGTCTTTCGGCTCAATGGCTGGTTTGAGATGGACTTGCGCTGGTTCTTTTTCTGTGAGCGCTTCCGGAACGAAACGTCAATGGCCTTTTGAAGATCGCCCTCGGTTAACTCGTCAATGCGGATATTCCCACAGGTCGGCAGGATGTAGCAGTCTCCGTAACGCTGGCATTGTGTCACATAGGACGTCCCGCAAGTCAGCTTCAGTTCTTCCACCCACTCCGAATAAAGGGCACTGACTTTCTTTTTTCCGTCTCTGATGCTATCATCAAGCCATGCATCCGCTTTTGCGTTTGCTTCCCGTTGTCCTGTTCGGCCCGGCGTGCTGCTATAAAACCGTTTACGGGTGCCGTTCTTCTGAACCGCGATGCACCAGCGCTTTTCCTTTTCCACCCAAAATGCCGTGTTGACCCGTTTTTTCATAAAATCCACCTCCATACACAAGTGTACACTGTGCCGCTGCCCTTTGGACGGCGGCGCTTTTTTCTTTGCTGCGGGGCGGCTTCCGGCTGCTTTTTCCCGCACCACGGACAAAAAGAAGCATCATCCGGGATCTCTTTCCGGCAGCATGGTCTCACGCATTTCATGGCTTACCCCTTTTTCTGCCCGATATATCCAAGAGCGCCGTTTTCAGCGGCAGCGCGCCCGGCTTTGTAATGGATCTTCAGATCGTCAATGGGCGGTTGAGGGTCGTCCGGGCATGGGTCAAGCCCTCTGATCTGGGCAAAGGTGTACTGGTCGATGATGGTCCCGCACACGCTGGCCCGGTTATTCAGAGGGCAGTGCAGGTTTGCAGCTATCTCCGATATGACAGCAGGCGGGCTGCTGCCATGCTGCCCCTTCAGCACAAAGAGGAGCAGCCGTTTCGTTAGAGGCGGAAGCGCCTGCACAATAGCGCGCAACTCCCTATCTATCTCGTCGTCCTGTTTTTGCTGATCCGGCACCGCATACAAGTCCGGGTGCAACACCTCCATGAACACCGTGATGGGTGACACCCCGCACGCCGTGCACCAGTCCATGATCTCGTCACTGTCCGGGCTGGTGCATCCTTTTTCCCAGCTCTGCACGGTGCGCTCTCCCTTCTCAATGCGCCTTGCGATCTCCACTTGGCTCAAGCCCGCAGACACCCGTGCTTTTGCAAGTGCTTTCCCGATTTGGCTCGCCGTAAAATAACTCATATACACCCTTCCCCCTCAAATATAATGCGTGATAAAAACAAAAAATGGCGCAGAAAAAATCCGCGCCATTCGACAAATTTTATCCGTATTTCATTTTCCTCTGGCGCATGGTAAAATTTGGTACATAAACCGACACAATTACCAAAAATCAGGAGGAAAACAAAATGAAAAACGGTCAAACAAGCAACAAAGACCCGGAAATGACCATCATTGACGGAATGCCCGCCAGCGTGCTTACCGGCACAGCCAAAACCCCGCAACCTTGGGAGGATTGAGCCATGACCAACAAAAAGACCGCCTGTTTCTGCAACCACATCCGCGCCGCGCTTGCCTGTTACGTTGATATGACCCCGGAGCAGCAAGCCCTTGCCGCCATGTACGCCAACCGCAAGATCACCGGCTTGCACACTCTGCGCGCCGCAGCGGTAAGCCCCGGCGGGGAGTGCGCCGCCCAGTTGTTGCAAAAAATGCAGCAGCTGGACACCGGCAACCAGTAACAACGCGCATATTTTGCGCGAAGTCAGCGTAAACCGCGCGTTTTTTCGCTTAAAAGTGCGCGTAAATCGCGCGATTCAGCGCAAATGTCAAATTTTCAGCGCATTTTTGCGCAATTAAAATTGATTGACGCTTACGCCAAATCGTTGTAAAATGCAGTTGTAAACAAGTTTACACATCAATATCCCACAGCAGTGGCGCCGTACTCCGCCTGGCTTTGGCTAAATCCCTCAAACTCCAGCTGTTCAATCAGACCGGAGCGAGAGAAAGACATGGAATCGATATAATTTTTTGCTTTTATCGCAGCCTGTTCGTCCCAGTCAGCGCCACAATGATCTACGGCATAAGTAGCATCTTCCGTGGAATATCCTTCATACTCAAGCTGGCTTTCAAGGCTGCTGTAAGAGAATCCCATACCAGCACTCAGGTAGGTTTGGGCAGACCGCAAAGCGTTTCTCTGCCCCATTGTAAGGCTATCATCGGCAGAAATTGACGATTTTATGGACGTGCTGCTCTTTGTCCCGGACGCTGAACTTGTCGTGCTGGAAGAAGGGGTCATCATAAGAACAAACACAATCAGCGCAACACTAACAGCGACCGCGCATCCGCATCCGTGACCCTTTTTCTTCTTTTCAGGCTTTTCGTCTGATTCGATAGCCGCTGTCACGGAACCCGAAGCAACAGGTGCTCCACATTCAGGGCAAAATTTCACGTTCTCAATTTCCGCTCCGCATTTTGGACATTTCATAAAACGCACCTCACACATATTAAATACTGCATCAGATAGGAGGACACAATGAACGAAACAGACAGGCAAGGCTACATTGACGCTATTATCAAGCTTCTGGAACGCGCAGACCTGCGGGCGCTGCGCCTGATCTGGATCCACGCAAAAGGCCTTGTAAAATAGAATCAAGGTAGCAAAAGAAGGGAAGCCCTTACGGGTTTCCCTCTTTTTTTTGCAGCTTTTCAGCCATCCGCTCCAAAAGCTTCCAGTCTTCCGGCTCCAGTTCGGCCAGCATCTCAACAAACCGGCGTTTGAAGTCGTCACCCTCGTCCTCCGTGATCTCGGTAAGGAAGCTGGTGATCTTCTCCGATCTGGTGATCTGGTTGAACATCTCCCCTTCACCTGTCCGCAACCACGTCTCGTTGACGTTAAACTCGCGGCAGATATCGGAGATCGTTCTGTCACTGGGAGCCTTTCGGCCTGAACAAAGCTCAGAAACGAAGGGCTGAGAAACACCAAGACGGTTGGCAAAGTCAACCTTCTTGATATTAAGCGCTGCAATGATTTGCTCGATTCGAGTGTTCACTGGCGATGCCTCCTTGCACCTTTATTATACAGCAAGCACAAAGCCGTGTCAATAGAAAAAATTAGCTGAGCGAATAAAAAAGTGTTGACATGATAGCTTAGCTATGCTATAATATAGCCAAGCTAAGAAACACAAGCAAGCAGGAGGTCAAAATTATGAAACGCTATAAGGTGTCCGTCTACAACACGGTTGATAAGTTCTGGGACTGCTACGAAGTTCTTGCCAAGGACCCGGTGGACGCCCGGAACGTGGCAGTGCAGCGGTTGATCGACGAGACCGGGCACGGTCTGGATGTCTACGAGCTGACCGATGTGTGCGAAGTCAAAGAGTAAGGGAGGGCAAGACCATGTTTAAGATCACCGACGCCGAGAAGCTGAGAGATGCTTACACCCTGCTGGCGTTCATCCGGGACGACGTTCCCACCACCACCGCCGAACAGAAGTCCGGCATGTCCGCATTTATGGCCGGCATCAAGAAGGAGATCCGGGCCTACAACAACCGCCCGGCACCTGACAGCCTCATTATCGAGGAGCACGGCACTGATGGCTACATTGAGCTGGTGCGGCTCCCGGACGAGCTGGACGACCTCAACGAGGACGATGCCGCCGAGTGGTTCCGGGAAAACCGCTACTGCAAGTTTTTCCCAACGGCCTATGACTGCTCCGGGCAGCGCTTCACAAACTGGTACAAGCTGCACCTCCGCTGCGGGCACTGGTTCGCATATCATTCGGTCAGCTTTGACGTTTAATCAAATTGGAGGGCTAAATCGTGAAAAAGGAAGTATTGAAGCCTTGCCCTTTCTGCGGGCAGGAGCATACGACCATCACTGAATCTAATACTGAGGGCATTCGGATTAGATGTCCGAAATGCAATATCACATTTACCCGCGATTTTTATGAACATCGCGGGGAATTGGGCAGGCAACGAACTATTGAAGCGTGGAATACTCGCCCCGAATAACCCCGCCTGATGATGACCTCCGGCACAGGTCGAAACGCCCGAAAGGGCGTCGCGGGAGCCAACCGCAGAAGGAGATGATAATTTTGGCAAAGACGAAGAAGAACCGCACCGATCTGGCAGCAGAACGGTACAGCATCCCGGCAGATGGAGCACACGCAGCGGATACGCTCATCAACGTGCTGTTCGACGACTTAGAGCCGCAGGACAAGCTGTCCCTGCTTTGGATGGGCATGGGCATGGCAGCGGTACGCAAGAACGACAGCCAGAACAACCATGACGGGGTGGCGTAAGGAGGCGAGCAACCGTGAAGAATCACGAAATTCAGTTCATCGCTCTTTGCATTCAGATTTTGGCTTTGGTGGTCATTTTACTAAAGAAATAATCATGGATGCGATGGCAACACCGATTGCAAGGAGATCATAAAGCCGGTCAATTTGCTTTTCTTTTGCTTGCTCACGGTCTTTGATTTCCTGCTTTTGCTGGCTTTCTTCAAACTGCTGGCGCAGCTGCTTCAAATCTTCCGCATACCGCCGCTGTACCTCATACAGTGTAGGCTGCTGCGAGACTTGAGGACTGGAATAATTCACTTTGCTGGCGTTCAGAATGCGCTCTATTTCATCTGTACGCTGGTTCATGGATCCCCGCTGATTCATTTTTTCACCCACTCCCGCTCAAGTATAGCACAGGAGGGGCAGAGTACAAGGAGGACAAAACAAGACTATGACAGACATCATCTTATCCACACAGAATGGCGAGCCGGTGGCATCCAGCCGCCAGATCGCCGAGAGTTTCGGCAAAGACCACAACCATGTTATGCGGGACATTAAAGCACTTGAAAAGGGTGTGTCCAAAAATGGACAGACCCCCATGTTCTTCAAAACCGAGTACACCCACGAGCAGAACGGTCAGACCTACCCCATGTACCTGATGAACCGTGACGGCTTTACGCTGCTGGCTATGGGCTTTACCGGCAAGGCGGCGCTGGAGTGGAAGCTGAAGTACATCCAGGCGTTCAACGCCATGGAGAAGCAGCTGAGCACTCCGCAGATGCCCAAGCTCAGCAAGGAGATGCAGGCGCTGTTTCTGCTGGACGACCGCACCCAGAGGCAGGAGCAGCGGCTCACGGCGCTAGAGAACACCATGACGGTGGACTACAACCAGCAGCGTGTGCTGCGCAAGAGCATCAGCCGGTCGGTGATCTGCGCCCTTGGCGATGAAAACGCCCCGGCCTACATCGACAACCATGTGCGCAGCAAGGTGTACAGCGAGTGCAACCACGATGTGCAGGACTGGTTCCGGGTGAACAGCGTGGGGAACATCCCCCGCAAGCGCTTTGATGAAGCTGTGGAGTATATCCAGCGCTGGAAGCCTAGCACCAACACCGTGATGCTGATCCAGCAGACCAATGGGCAGACCAGCCTGTTTGACCGCAACTAAACCCCGGCGGCTGCGCGAAGCAGCTTACGGCATACGTCAATTCATAAACATACATTTAAAAGGAGTAAAAAATTATGGCTAAGGCAACTACGAACGAGACCGTTTTTATCAGCATCGAGCGCCCGGTGAAGGGCAGTCTGACCCTGCGCATTGTGGGCGATAGCCCGCTGATCGTTCACGCATGGAGCGAGAAGGCAAAGAAGGAGATGCTGCAGGCGCAGCAGGGCAAGAAGCTTCTCAAGAAGGACAAGGTAGCAAAGAACCCGGACGGCGAGTGCGCCGAGGCGCTGTACTGGCTGGACGGCAAGCCAGATATCGCATACGTGGACTGGACGGAAGAGCTGCTGCATCAGTACGGCAAGACTGCACGCTTTGGATTCCCCGCTTGCGCAGTCAAGGCTGCTGCCATCTCTGCCGCGTACCGCATGGGCTTTATGAAGAACAAGGTCACCGGCAACGGCCTGTTCCACATCTTTGGCATGGATGACCCGGAGTTCATCGAGATCAAGACCTTTGACGAGAGCAAGCCCAAGTTTGAGTGCCGCGAGGACGAGGTAAAGATTGGCATGGGCACCTCTGACCTGCGGTATCGCCCGGAGTTTTCCGGCTGGTACGCCGACCTGCGCGTTGAGTTTTTGCAGAACGGCATGATCGATATGGACAGCATCGTGAACATGATCGAGTTGGGCGGTACGATGTGCGGTCTGGGCGAGTGGCGCATCGAGAAGGGCGGCATCAACGGCGCTTTCCATGTTTGCGTACCGGAAAACAAATAAAGCCTTTTGGCTGGCACGGCACGGCACGCCGAGGTATGGCTAGGCGCTGCGAGGATTGGCATGGCTTGGTCTGGCAGGTACGGCGGGGCAAGGTAAGTCATGGTGAGCCGGGTTGTGGCGCGGCTGTTTTGGCTAGGTTTGGCATGGCATCGTGCTGCATGGTTCGCCGGGGTAAGGCTGGTCAGGTTAGGTGAGCCAAGGCGGGTTTTGAAATGGTAAGGTTTGGCTGGCATGGTGAGGCACGGTCAGGCAGGGTCAGGAACGGCTTGGTACGGCTGGTCTGGTAAGACAGGGCAAGGTAAGTCGGGGCGTGGAATGGAATGGAGAGGCTGGTCTTGCGAGGTGCGGCCGGGTGAGGCAAGGCGAGGTCTGGCAAGGCGCGGCATGGCTGGCATGGATGCCAAATTTTAACAGGAGGTTTTTACATGAGAAAAGCAAAAGGCTATGCGTGGAAAAGCACACAATCCGAAAGTGCTTACCACGCAACCGCAGAGCAGGCGCACGAAGCGTTTGAGGCCATCCGCAAGCGGGATGGCAAGCTGACTGCACCCGCCGTGGTGGACGAGGCAAGGCCGGAGGAATCGGTGCTGCACGAAGATTTTGAGTGGCAGGACGATATCGCCGCTGAAAAGTACCGGCAGCAGCAGGCGCGGCAGATGATCAGCGCCGTGCGCATCGTCTGGGAGGAGAAAAGTCCCCCGGTGCGGGCGTATGTGAACGTCCGGCTTGTGGAACAGGACACATTGAACGCCGCAGAAGCGATGCACCCGGCAGAAGAACCGGCAGCCAAAGAGCCGCCCGCGCGGTGCTATATGCCGCTGGAAGAGGTTTTACAAAAGCCGGACCTCTGCGTCCAGATGATGGCCGACGCCCGGCGGGATGCTCAGACCTACAAGCAGAAATACAGCACGCTGGAAAGCCTTGCAAGCATCATGCAGGCCATCGACCAGACGTTTGAAAGAAAAGAGGTGGAAAAGACATGAAGGTCATACAGGGCACCTTCCGGCAGATTCCGTACTGGAAACTTCGGGGACGGTTCCACAGCTGCGGCTACCGCGATCAGGAAGTCGCTAAGTATATCGGCATTGGCCGGGACACCATGAGCGGCAGGATGCAGGGGCACAATCCGTGGACAAGCGCAGAGATCACAGCAATGTGTGAACTGCTGGACATCCGACAGGATGAGATTGGGGAACTGTTTTTCCCCTCACTTGAGAAAGGAGAATCCGCATGAAGATCAAATCCACTACTTACTACTGGTTGGCTGCCATTTTTGGCGGCGTTGGAATTGGCACAGCTATGGGCGCAGAGGGCACCGCTCAGACCACCGGATACATCTCCGGCGCACTGTTTGCTGTGTCGCTGGTGCTGATTCTGGCCGCTGTTCTTCTGGCTCGTCTGGGCTTTGCCGCAGAGGACAGGGAGAAAGCCGCACAAGTATTCCTTTTTTCAAGAAGTCATAAAGCGCGATGAGGTGGACAGTCTGCCGCCGATACGCCGCAAAAAAAGAAGAGCCTGCCCGTGCGCCAACACGGACAAGCCAAAAGTGTGATGAGTCTCACCGCCCATCACCACAAAAATACCACAACGTGCGGCAAACCGCAAGGATGTAAAACGTGAAAACCTTAATTTTTATCGTTCTGTGCGCAAACCTTGGGTACATCGCCCTTGGTTGGCGGCACAACAACAGGAGGTAAGCGCATGGCACTTTTAAAGGTCTATGATGTGACCAAAAAGCAGCCGGATGACCTTGTTTCATCGCAGAATATCGCAGACGTTTCGGACGCGATCATCATTGCTGACGAACTTGTAAAGCGAGAGCCCGCCTATTTGTACAAGGTATTTGATTCCAGCATGAATGTTGTTTATATGAGGTGAATTTTTATGCAAAGCGATTCACAAAAGCGCCTTGCAAGGCGTGCCAGTATCAAGGAACTTTCCAACAAGGCCGAGGGCATCTATTACTACATCAAGCCGCAAAATATGCTGTTCAGGCTTATCAGCGCTGGCAATGAACTTGCCAGCGCAATTAACGGCGCAGTGGCGTATTTCACGCATTTTGCACAGAACGGCAGTATGGATGACACCGCGAGCCGCGAGGTCATAGACCGCATCTATCGCAAGGTGGGCAGCATGATGTGCGATATTGACATCATCCACGCGGCCTGCGGTGCAGAAATCATGCCTGAGCCGTATGAAAGCATAGATTTTTGTTACATGATTGAGTTCCGCACCCTTCTGCGGGAAGCAGTCATCAATGGTCTGCCGGATGATTACAAAGGCGTGCAGCAGAACCCGACACAGATCAGCCTCATAAAGCCGAGCGTTGCGTACAATGTCGCAATCCCGGACGAGTATGATGACCCGTTTTTTGACCAGTTTGTCCGCAAAGAAGAGCAGCGAGACCGGAAAATCGTATTCCGGTGCACAAAGTCAGAGCTTGACGCCATCAAGCGTTATGCACATATCATCGATGTAAAATACACTGAGGAGGAGATCCATCATGCCTGAGACCAAAATCGAAAAGACCCCTGTTGAGCAGCTTCAGAAGCCCGCAGCGCCCGCCGAAACCCTTACTCCTGTCAATCCCCCTGCCGCACCCGCACATCGCGCTCTCTCCTACGCTGAGAAGGTGCAGGGATTGACCGCGGACGAACGCATCTGGCAGTTGGCAAAATCCAAGGCCGTTGCGCTGTCCAATCTGCCGGACGGCTGGCTTCCCAAGACCTATGCGGGCAACGTTGGTGCTTGCGCCATCGCCTGTGACATGGCGCAGCGCATGGGCACCACAGAGTTGTTTGTGATGCAGAACCTCTATGTTGTCTACGGTCAGCCCACTTGGAGCGGCAAAAGCTGCAAAGCACTTATCGACAACAGCGGACAGTTTGCAGGCCGTTCCCGCTATCGCATGGAAGGTCAGGAAGGCGCGGACACATGGGGATGCCGCCTGATTGCCGTGGATAAGCTGACCGGCGAAAAGGTGGAAGGACCGAAGGTCACGGTGCAGATGGCAAAGGATGCAGGCTGGTGGAACAAAAACGGCAGCTACTGGCCGAAGATGACCGAGATGATGCTCAAGTACCGCGCCGCCGCCTATTTTGCCCGCGCTGAGTGCCCGGAAGTGCTGATGGGCGCAAACATCGACTACGAGGCCGGTGCTGGTGACAGCGCAGAGGAGGAGCCGAATCATGCTTAACGTAGTAGCAATCATGGGACGCCTTGTGGCAGACCCGGAGCTCCGCACCACCCAGCAGGGCACCAACGTGTGCACCTTCCACATTGCCTGCGAGCGCAGCTATACCCAGAAGGGCCAGCAGTGTCAGGCTGATTTTGTGGATATCGTGGCATGGGGCAAGACCGCCGAATTTATCTGCAAGTTCTTCCAGAAGGGCAGCATGATCGCCATTGACGGTAGCCTGCAGACCCGGAATTATCAGGACAAGCAGGGCAACAAGCGCACGGCGGTGGAAGTCGTGGCGAATAATATCAGCTTTGCAGGCGCTAAGGCGGCAGACAAGCCCGCTGCCGCGTCCTACGAGCAGCAGACGAGGGAATCATGTGCAGCAGGCAAACGCCACGCAGATCGCCCAGCAGCCCGCCTACACGCAGGGCAGCATGGATGATTTTGCCGTGATAAACGATAACGACGATTTGCCGTTCTGAAGGAGGAGATAAACAATGAGCGTAAAAGGATATAAAGTTTTTAATTCTGACTGGACGTGTCTCGGCAAACAGTATTCTTGCCCGGGAACCTTTGAAGAATTTGTAAGTCCGTCTGTCTGCAATGTGGGTATGCACTTCTGCAAGAATGCCGCCGACTGTTTCCGTTACTATGATTTTGACCCGAATAACCACGTTGCTGAAGTGATCGCCCACGGCACGGTTGCAGAGGACAAGAATAAGTGTGCAACGAACAAGTTGGAAATCGTGAGGGAAATCCCTTGGGCTGAAGTCCTTGAGATCGTAAATACTGGAAAGGCTTGCACCGGACGTTGCAACAGCGGCAACTGCAACAGCGGCAACTGGAACAGCGGCGACAGGAACAGCGGCGACAGGAACAGCGGCAACTGGAACAGCGGCAACTGGAACAGCGGCAACAGGAACAGCGGCGACTGGAACACTACATCCTTTTCCAATGGCTGTTTCAATACGGTATCGCCCAAAATCTATATGTTCAACAAGCCTACTGACTGGACGCTTGAGCACTGGCTTAACTGCCGCGCCCGCTATCTGCTGAATCAGATTGACGATTGCCCGCTTGAATACGTCTATCTGTCTGATATGACCGATGAGGAAAAGGCGGCGCACCCTGAAGCCGAAACAACGCGCGGTTATCTGAAGGAACGCACCACAGCGGACAACGCCCGGAAGTGGTGGGCGGGGCTTAGTGCCGATGATCGAAACGTTATCCTCAGTTTGCCGAACTTTGATGCAGAAATCTTCAAAGAAATCACGGGGATTGACGTAAGCAAAGACTGATACACTTCAATAGCTGCGCTATCTGGCTATACGGGCGTGCGGAAGTGGGCAACCATTCCGGCGAGTTACCGGCAAGTTAAAATCAAAATGCGGGATGGGGTGAATTATGGCAGAGAAGAAACGCAGCAGTTTTATTCTGCTGCTGGAACACATCCACACGATGGAAGAACTGACAGATGAGGAGTTCGGGCAATTTGTCCGCGCCTATGCGGCGTATGTGGAAACCGGCGCAGAGCCTGAATTTTCAGACCGTTCCATGCGGATGATGTGGAAGACCGTGAAAGCGTTTGACCAGATGAACAAGCAAAAATATTCCAGCACGTCGGAAGCACGGCAAGAAGCGGGCAGAAAAGGAGCGCAAAAACGTTGGAATTGCCATAATGCTAATAACAAAAATAGCAATTGCCATAATGCTAATAGCAAAAATAGCTTATCTGTATCTGTATCTGATTCTGTATCTGTATCTGATTCTGTATCTGTTATACCACCTGTCGGTGGTATAGAAAGAGATGTTCCCGCCGCCGTGGACATGGAACTGTCAAAAATCGTCCAGCATTATCAGCAAACCATCGGAGACTTCCCACGTTCTGCTCTGGATAAGCTGCAAAAGTGGCGGCAGGAGTATAGCACGGAAATGATCCTGCTGTCCATCGACAAAGCCGCAGAAGCCGGGAAGAGGTCTTGGAACTACATAAATGGCATTCTTTCCGGGTGGCAGCGGGATGGCATTCAAACGCCGGGGGACGTTTTGGCAAACGAACAAAGCCGACAAGCCAGACCGCGAGGCAAGCAACCAACCGAAACCGTAGACGACCAGCTTGCCCGGGTGCTGGCAAAAATGGATCGAGAAAGAGGGTTTGAGACATGACACGGGAGGACGTGGCAAAACTGATCCGAATGAATTTCACGCTGTATAAGCTTGGTTCCAAGCCTCTGACCGATGAGGAAATGGAAACTACCATCGATGTGTGGACGTACCAGTTTGGCGATTATGACGGCGATACTGTCAAGCGGGCTTTTCTGGCGGCGAACCGGGTATGCGTTTATCCGGTCACGGTGGCCGACATCTTCAAGCAGCTTTCCCAGTGTCTTGACCCTTCCGCTGAATGGGAAGCTCTGGCTGTAGCGGCACGCAAGGCACAGACATTTTTGAGCTGGCGCAAGTTCCCGATGGTGACCGGCATTGACGAAAAGGGCGGGCTTCTGCGTAGTGACGGGCAAAAAGAGCTAAAAGCCCTGTATGACCAACTCTCCCCGGCGGCCAAATCCTATGCCGGGAGCGTTGGAGGGCTTGCAGAGCTGGCTGAAATGCCAGACCTTACATACCGCCGTGCCGAATTTTTGAAGCAGGCGCAGGCCGATATCACTACCGCCCCGCGTGAAGCTGCAAGGCTGCGGGCGAGTGAGCCGCTAAGGAAGGAGATTGAAAAATGAGCGAATTTATCGACCGTGAAAAAGCCATCGCAAACATCAAAGCGGCATATTGCTGTGGTTGCGAAAATTACAACGGCGTAAGATGCCGCGCATGTCAGATTATGGACGCGATGGATGTGCTGGAAGATGAACCGGCAGTCGTCCCGGACGTCCAGCGCTGGCGCAAGACCGCAGAAGAGCCGCCGACTGAAAAAGATTCTGTGCACGGAAATGTTCTCGTGAAGTACATGGATGCGACTTTTGCTCAATCAGCAACGTGGGACATCGTGGCCAGTGCGCCAGATCTTTTCACGCTTTGGATGCCGATGCCTAAGCCGCCGGAGGCACTCAGATGACGTGCAAGACCTGCAAAGACTTCCCCGCCCGGTATCCTGCCTGCCATGACCACTGTCCACAGTTTGCCGCTTGGCGCAAAGAACACGCCAAAGGGACGGACTACAACCGGCAGATGATGGTATCTGGCAGGGTCTACCGCTACGACCACAAGGACAAGCACCGGGAGAAGGGCAAGAAAAAGTATTTGGGTAAAAACGGAGGAGACAAATGAAAACCGTTCAGGAAATTATGGCTGAAAACGGATCCATGGCGAACATCGAGCGTTTTCAGACGATGCAGAAGTGGGATTACAAACGCAAGGTTGCGCACGCACAGGAAATGGCAGAAGCGTTCTATTGCTGGGCTAAGGATCACGACAAGGGCGTTCATCTGTCAGTGGGCGGTCTGGATTCCATCACGCTGCATTACTTTTTGGAGAGCATCGGGCTTCCCGTCACCTGCGTGTCTTGCTCATCACTTGAGGGCAAGGGCGTGCAGCAGGTGCATAAGCAGATTGCAGCAGAGATGGCGTCCGAATACCAAAACTGGATGGGCGATGGTGAGGCTCCCTCCTTCGTGTTCCTGAAGCCGCTGAAAAGCAAGGTGCAGGTCTTACAGGAGTTTGGCTGGCCTGTCATCAGCAAAGAAAAGGCGGGCAAGATCATGCTGCTGCAAAACCCGACAGAGCAAAACGCAACTGTTCGGCACGCGATCATTACCGGCGAGACAGGCGAATATGGCGGATGGCAGAAAAACAGCCGTATGAAGCTGCCGCAGAAGTGGCTTGAACTGTTCGGTGGCGCGGATGCAGAGGGGGCAGCGCTTGGCTATCAGGCCGCGCCGTTCAAAGTGTCCGACCGCTGCTGCTACTACCTCAAGGAAAAGCCCTGCAACGACTGGGCAAAGGAGCATAACAGCGTTCCATACATGGGGCTTATGGCAAGCGAGGGGGGGCGGCGAGAGAAAAGCCTGAAGATGCACGGCTGCAACTATTTCGGCAAGACCACTACACGCAGCGCGCCATTTGCCATATTTGACCGACAAGACGTCTTGCAGCTTGCGCTTGACCTTGACGTGCCCGTGCCTGCCGAATACGGCGAGATCGCAAAGGATAGAGACGGAAAGCTGTACACCACCAAGGCGCAGCGCACCGGATGTACCATGTGCGGTTTTGGCATCCACATCGAGGGCAGACCGCACCGGTTTGACATTTTGCGGGAGACCAATCCCAAAGAATGGGAGTTTTGGATGAAGCACGTCTGCCAAGATGAAAACGGCAACTGGTACGGCTGGGGGCGCGTACTGGACTATATCGGCATCGGCTGGGAAGATGTGCCGGAACAGGCGGTGCAAATGCAGATTGAGGATTTGATGGGAGACCAAAATGCACATAACCCTTTACGGTGACCCCCGCACAAAGAAAAACAGTGCACGCATCCTGCAAGGGCGCGGAGGGCGACGCATTGTTGATTTGCTGGGGGATGTGCCGCGCATTGAACTTTTTGCCCGGAAACGTGTGCCCGGCTGGGATGCATGGGGAAATGAAATTGAAATGGAGGATGAACCTTGAAAGCACATATCATGACAAAATGCAAACCGTGTCCGTTTTGCGGAGCAAGAGCGGATGAAATCGAAAGCATCACTGGGCTGAGCATGATCGCCTGCTCCAACTACAACGGCTGCGGCGCAATCGTCAGCTTTAACAACAAGGACTGTGATGAACGCGGAGTTTCGCCGGTGATGTATTTTAACCGGCGAGCGGAACAGAACGGAGGTACAGTATGACTATTGAAGCTGCAATGTTGCAAGCGCTTCTGCTACTTCTGGCTGCAGTGACGATTGTTTCCGCAATTGTAGCCATTGTTTGGCTGCTTGTATACCTTGCATGGTTAATTGTAGACCACCCCGGTGTGATGCTTTCCATTGTGGCTACCGTGCTTTTTGTTATCTTAACAATTTGTTTTTATCTTGGAGGGAATGCAACATGACCCGCACATGGACACCTGAAAACGAACAGCCAAAGCCGCGCACCGGCGTGGACTACCACGAAGTAAAGGCGTGGTTCCAACAGTGCCGGGATATGGCTGCGGCGGTTGAAGCCCAAAAGCAGAAGATCCAGCGCATCCGGGAAGTTGCCGAAAAGACAACCACAAGCCTGAACGGGATGCCCGGCGGCGGTGGTGCCGGTGACAAGGTTGGGCTTGCTGCAGCAGATATCACGGACGAGCAGCGCCGTATGCAGCAGATGGAAACAGACCTGTGCCTGCTGCGCATTGAAGCCACCCGGCGGGCGTACTGTATCACGGCAAGCAAATCCAGCAAAAAACAGGCTGACTGCCTGTGCATGTACTACGTCAAGAACAAAAAGCAGCGCGAGGTCTGCGAAGAGTTGGGGCTATCGGAAGAAAACCAGGTATCCATCTACATCAAGTGGGGCAGCATCTATCTGGCAGAGATTTGGGACAGCTTCGGCAATGTTGCACAAACCGCACAAAACCCACCCTAATTCTTTGTGACGCTCCTTCATGCTGCAAATATCCAACTAAAAGAAGAGCTGTGCTAAAATTGGTATAAGCGGAACCGCCGAAAGCGGTGAGACGCTTGCCACGCAGTCTCCGAAACGAATCCCCCCAAAATGCTTTCCTCCCAAGGCTTGATAGGCATTTTTCTTCCTCTCGTTTCGCGGGCTGCTTCTATGTTCCGGTAGCTCAACTGGTAGAGCAGCAGCCTATTGAAGCAGCAAGTAGTTGGTTCAAATCCATCCCGGAGCACCATGACGCTGCTCTCCCGAAGCAGCGACCACCTGACGCATGGGCTGACATCCCGCTTGTGGCTGCGTGTAGAGCGGCAGGGTATCCTTACCTGTCCTCACAACCTCCGCACGCACCGGAGGCCACATAATCCGTACACCGGTTTCCATAATTCCCCCGGCAGGATGTGCGTCAACAGAACCAGCATGGAAACGTGCTGGTTTTTCTTTTGTTATATGCCGCCTGAGCGCAGTTTGGAGCGCGGCGCGTGTGTGTAGACACGGCTGGTTCGATTCCAAGGGCGGCTTTTTATATTCCCGTAGTTCAAGTGATGGAACGGCGGTCTCCAAAACCGCAGGCTGCAGGTTTGAGCCCTGCCGGGAATGCCATTTGCGTGCCCTGTGAGGGGGCTGCGCAGATAGCGGGGCATCTGGCCGCGAAAGTACCGGATGCAGCGGCGCTCCACCGTTTGCGTTGTCCAAAAACTGAATGTACGGAGCGCTGCTTATTTTGATATTCTGAACGTTCGGATTTCCGGGCGGTTTTTCTTTTGCGAGGAAGGAGGAACCTGCCGTGAGATATGGTGTGCCGTATCGTGGCAGCAAGAACAAAATCGCACAGTGGGTTGTCTCTAATCTTCCCGCTGGTGACACGCTAATTGACCTGTTTGCTGGCGGTTGCGCAGTCACACACGCCGCATTGCTGTCTGGCAAATGGAATCGCATTGTTGCAAATGACATCGGTGATGCGCCGCAGCTGTTCATGGATGCTGTTCACGGAAAGTATGCAAACGAAAAGCGTTGGATTAGCCGTGAAGATTTTCATAGGCTGAAGGATTCTGACCCTTACGTTTCGCTCTGTTGGAGCTTCGGCAACAACCGCAGGGATTATCTCTATTCAAAAGAGATTGAACCGTGGAAAAAGGCTTTGCATTATGCAAGAGTGTTTGGCGATACGTCCCTTTTGCGAGAGTTTGGAATCAATTCGGACGGTAGCTCAAAAGACATCAAGCCGAACAACGAGGAATACAAAAGGATTTATTCGCGGTGGCTTAGACATCAAGTGAAACATAAAAGGCTTTATGATTTAGACCACCCTGCAAGGTTAGAAAATCTTGAACGCCTACAAAATCTTGAACGCCTACAAAATCTTGAAGGCCTACAAAATCTTGAAGGTCTGCAAAGGGATTACAGGGACGTACAAATTCCGTCAAATGCAGTTGTGTACGCAGACCCCCCCTATAAACGAACGAACTGCACGGGGTATAAATGCAATTTTGACCATGAATCGTTTGAAAAGTGGCTTGCCAAAACTCCGTTTATGGTTGTTATCAGCGAGTATGAAGCGCCAAGTGGGTGCGTAGAGGTTGCAAGCATAAAGAAGCAATCCACTATGGGTACTGGCAATAAAGGCGGGTCTGATATTGAAAAGCTGTTTGTGCAAGAACGGTTTGTTGAACAGTACGAAAATTCATTTAACGTGAGAGGTGGTGGCGGTGAGTGCGAAGCGGCTGACAGACAGACAGAAAAAGAAGATCGTTGCTGACTATGTGCAGCTGCAAAGCTACGCCAGAGCCGCCAAACTGAACGACGTGGCAGAAAGCACCGTGCGGAAAATCGTGAAAGATAATCCCAAGTGTGCGGATCTGTGCGCCTTAAAAAAAGAGCAGAACACGCAGGACATGCTTTCCTACTTAGGCAGCAAGCGCGGGGAAGCACAGGACCTTCTCGGGCTGTACCTTCAGGCGATGGCAGACCCGGACAAGATCGCAGAGGCAACGCTGCCGCAGCTGTCCACGGCGTTTGGAACCATCGTGGACAAGTTTGCTATGCTGGGAGACCAGAGCGGCATAGAAGCCCCGGACGATGGACTGCTTGAGGCTCTGAGTGCTGCCGCAGACATCAGCCCGCCGGACGACGTGGAAATGCTGCCAGAGGAAGAGGACGACAATGCGGAAAAGTGACGGTTTTCGCTGGAAAGCCCTCAGCCAGCGGCAAAAGCAGGTCTTGAGCTGGTGTACACCGCAGAGCGCATACAGCGGTTACAACGGCATTATTGCCGATGGTGCTATCCGCTCGGGCAAGACCTTTGCCATGAGCTTTTCTTTTGTCCATTGGGCTATGACCTGCTACAGCGGTCAGCAGTTCGCCATGTGCGGAAAGACCATTGCCAGCTTCCGGCGCAACGTGCTGGGCACGCTCAAGCAACAGCTTGCAGCCCGGGGTTACAGCGTCAAAGAGCATCGGGCAGAAAACTGCATGACCGTCAGCAAGGGCGGCAGAACCAACGAGTTTTACTTTTTCGGCGGCAAGGACGAGAGCAGCCAAGACCTGATTCAGGGCATCACCCTTGCCGGGGCATTCTTCGACGAGGTTGCCCTGATGCCGCAGAGCTTCGTCAATCAGGCCACAGCCCGTTGCTCTGTCACCGGGTCAAAGTTCTGGTTCAACTGCAACCCGGGCAGCCCGCAGCATTGGTTTTATCTCGAGTGGGTGAGGAAATGCCGTTCCCGCAAGATGATGTATCTCCATTTCACGATGGACGACAACCTGTCACTTTCCGAGGACATCAAGGCCAGATACCGCAGCCAGTACAGCGGCGTTTTCTATCAGCGCTACATTCTGGGACTGTGGACGGTGGCTGAGGGCCTTGTATATGACATGTTCGACCGCAAGAAGCACGTCATTGACGTGCTTCCGGAGCTTTCGCCAAAGAGCGCCTATGTTGCGTGCGACTTTGGCACCCAGAACGCAACGGTTTTTTTGCTGTTCCAGAAGCAGGCAGATGAAGACTGCTGGATCGGAACGCGGGAGTACTACTACAGTGGACGCGAACAGAAGCGGCAAAAGACCGTTGGCGAGTACGTCACAGACCTCAAGGCGTGGCTGAACGGGATCAAGCCGGAAAGGGTCATCGTTGACCCCTCTGCCCTGCCCCTGATTACAGAGCTGCGCAAGAACGGCTTTACCCAGACCCCCGCAAATAACGACGTCCTGAGCGGCATTCTGGATGTGCAGACCATGCTGCAGACCGGGCGGCTGAAGATCTACAAAGACTGCAAGCACACGCTGGAAGAGTTCGGCGTGTACGCTTGGGATCCAGACAAAGACGACACCGTGCTGAAGGTCAACGACCACTGCATGGACGCTATCCGCTATTTCGTGCGCACAAAGCGCCTTGTAAAACTGAGGAATTGATTTTGAGCACTGTATATACATTCCAGACCTTTCAGCAGGCGCAAGCCGCCGGGGAACAGCCTGATTTCATCCGGCGGTTCGTGCAGCAGCACTGCGCTTCCGGGCCGTACAAGATGGCGCTGGATGCCGACCTGTACGATGCCCAGAAAAACCCGGGAGCTGAACGCTTCGCACAGACTTACGCTTTGATGCTGAAACGCCTGTCCAAAAACACCAAGCCGGACACCCCACACCCCGATATGGTCAAGAGTAATCTTTTCCGGCGCCTCAACAAGCAGCGGGCGACCTACTCCCTCGGCAACGGCGTGGTCTTTGCGGACGATGGCGTGGACAAGGAAAGGCTGGGTCAGAGCTTCGACGAGCAGATCCAGAAGGCAGGATATTTCGCCCTGATCCACGGTGAGAGCTTCGGATTCTGGAACAACGATCATCTGGTGGTTTTCAAGCTGACCGAGTTTGCTCCCCTGTATGATGAAAAGACAGGCCTTTTGCAGGCAGGCGTGCGCTTCTGGCGGCTGAACCCGGACACGGATATGCACTACATCCTGTACGAGCTGGACGGCTTCACTGAGTACACAGAAAGCAAAATCGGCAATGTGATGCAGGAGACAACGCCAAAGCAGGCATACAAGAGCGTGACCGTCACCACCCCCGGCGGCGGGTTGGAAAGCGTGGAGGGCGAGAACTACAGCGCCATGCCCATTGTGCCGCTGTGGGGCTCAGACCTGCACCAGAGCACCCTTGTGGGACTGAAAGCCTACATTGACAACACCGATCTTGTGATGTCTGGCTTCTGCAATGACCTGCAGGACTGTGCGCAGATTTACTGGCTGTGCGAGAACTTCAACGGAATGACGGACGACGAACTTGTGGAGTACCTCACCAAGCTGAATCTGTACCACATTGCAGGTGCAGACACCAGCGAGGGCGGCAAGATCACCCCCTACACAACCGAGATTCCCGTGACGGCCCGGCAGGCGCTGCTGGAACTGCTGCACACCCGGGTGTATGAGGACTTCGGCGGTCTGGATGTGCACTGTGTCAGCGCGGACAGCACCAACGACCATCTGGATGCAGCCTATGAGCCGCTGAACCAGAACGCGGACGACTTCGAGGCACAGGTCAAGCCGTTTATCCGGCAGATCTGCGCACTGGCTGGCTTTGACAACGCTATGCCGACATTCAACCGCAGCAAGATCACCAACACAGCTGAGCAGGTGGACATGGTGATTGCAGAAGCGACCATCATCGGCGACGAGATGGCAATAGACCTGCTGCCCAACCTGACCCCGGAGCAGAAGGAACAGGCCAAGGCCGCGCTGATGGCAGAGAGCGCAATGCGGGAGACCGTGGGCGAGGAATAGGAGGACAACGACAATGTCTGAAAACATCATCGGCAAGTTTGTCATTGAACTGGACGAAAACGACCGGAAGCTTTTGGAACGGTTTGCAAATGCAGTTGAACTGATGCAGCCGACAACGATAGATTGAAATCCGCCAAAAGTCCGGGCGGTCTGAATTGACGAGCTCGGAAACATCAAATGGGAGCCAGCAGGGAAAAACGATGACCGACCTTGACCGTATCTCCACCCGGCAGCTGAACAGGCTGCGCCGCCGCATTTTGCGGGTATACGGCACCGCCCGCCGGGAAATGACCGAGCAGCTGACTGAGTTTCTGGAGCATTACCAGAAGTTGGACGCCTACAAGCGGGCGCAGCTGGAAGCCGGGAAGATCACCGAGAGCGACTATCGCACATGGCTGCGGAATCAGGTGTTTCAGTCCGAGATGATGCACCAGAAGCTGGACAACATCACCCAGACGTGCACCACAGCCCAGCAGACGGCATACAAGCTGGCGCGAGATGAACAGTACGATATCTTTGCCCTTGGCGCAAACTGGGCGTTCTACGAGCTAGAACAGGCCGCAGGCGTGGCATTCAACCTGACCCTGTACAACACCGAAGCGGTCAAGCGGCTTCTTCTGGAAAACCCCAAGCTTGTGCCAAACAAGCGCATCAAGAGCGAGAGCAACAAGACCTACGACGCCCGGGTGTTCAACCGGTACGTCATGCAGGGCATCGTGCAGGGCAAGAGCGTCCATGATATTGCGGTGCAGGCTGTGCAGGGAATGGCAGAAACCGAGGTGCACTGGGCGATGAACAATGCCATCACAGCCCTTACCGGCGCACAGAACGCCGGGACGATGCAGCAGCTGCGCAACGCTCAAGCCATTGGCATTGAGGTGCAGAAACGCTGGAACAGTACGTTGGACTACCGCACCCGCGAGACGCACCGGCTGCTGGATCAGGAAACCGCCGACCTAGACGAGCCGTTCAAGGTGCAGGGCTACGAGATACAGTACCCCGGAGACCCAAACGCAGCGCCGGAAATGGTTTATCACTGCCGCTGCAAAGTGACCGGGGCGCTTGTAAAGTACCCACGGCAGAACGCCCAGCGGCGGGAAAACACTACAAAAGAGGTCACATCTGACCTGACCTATACCGAGTGGTACAAAGCAAAGGGCGGCACAGAAGCCGAACAGATGTGGTTGGCGGAGGAGCGCAAGAGAAAGAAGGGATGAACCGTGATTCTGCCGATGGAAAACACCGAAAAGACGATTTTTCCGGGCGTGGGCAAGTATGGCATCCCTGAAATCAAGCCGGAAACGGACATCCGCATTGACAAGCTGGAATGGATCCCGGTCAATTATGCGCTGACCGCCAAAGACAAGGCCACAAAAGGCGTGCATTTTTACAAGGACGATTACCAGTTTGAACGGTTCTGGAACAACCCAGACAAATACATTCCCCTTTTGCAGCAGTTCGGCGCGGTATGTTCGCCGGATTTTTCTTTGTACAGTGATATGCCGCTTGCGGTGCAGCTTTTCATGCACTACAAAAAGCACTGGCTGGCTGCATACTGGCAAGCCCACGGAATCCGCGTCATTCCAACGCTCTGCTGGTGCGGAGAGCAAAGCTATGACTGGTGCTTTGACGGCGAGCCCAGAAACGCCATCGTAAGCATTTCGAGCCACGGCACACAGTCTGACCCATACGAAGCAGAATGCTTTGCCAAGCACTGCCGTAAGGCGCTAGAAGTGCTGCAACCAAGCAGCATTTTGTGGTATGGCAAGTGCCCGGCGGAATTTGACTGGAATGTCACAAAAATTAAGCCATTTCAATACGAGAGGAGGCACTACCGTGAGTAAACGAGGTTCGGGCAGCTCCGCGAGAGCGGGCGGCGGGAGCAACTATTCAAAAACGGACTATAACGAAGCGAAAGGGGCTGGATTTTCAACTATCGAAAGTAAGCAGATCGCGCAGGCAGTAAAGCTTGTAAGAGAAACAGAAACATACAAAAATTATGCGGAGCAAGCAGAACGGGTTCTAAACAACCCAAACTTCGCTGGTGCAAAGAATTACACGTTTGAAGGGTTAAAAAAGTCTTGGGTTGCTACACAAGCGGTAGAAGAAAGAATTAGTAAAGCGGTTGTGTTACACGATATTGATGCTTACCCAAAGCCCGAATTTACATCAAAGCAAACGACTTTCGCAAGGGATATTATTCTCAAAGAACTTGGAGTGGACAACCCAAAGTGGGAAAAGCGCCGTAAGTAAGGAGGATGCGCAATGAGCAAACGTGGAAGCGGAAGTTCAGCAAGAAAATCCTATTTTGGTAACATTTCCATCGGAGGTGGATATAAAACATCGCAGGAAACACTAGAACTTGCAAAAATGGAATATGAATCCAATATGAAAGTTAAAGATACTCCTGACTGGATGGCAAAAGAACATCTTCTTAACAAAATAAAAAACAGAGGCGGAGAAAATCCACAAAAATGGGTTGAGGACAATCTAAAAGAGCGTGCAACAGGAATAAAAGCAGACTGGGAAAAAAGAACTAAAAGAGCAAAAAAATTCAAGTATAAGTCGCTTGAAGAATACAGAAACTCTAGCAAGCCAAACGGCAAAGGCCGCAGCGAAACAGAAATTACCTCTTCTACATACGAACGCGCACAAAAGCGACTGCAAAAGAAAGTAGATAGCTGGTTTAAACGATGAACTTTAACTACAACATCAAATTCACCGACAACACCCCGCAGCTGCATGAAGCGCTGGAAGCGTGGGTGGAAAGGGTGCTGACCATCTGGGGCATGAAGGTGCAGGACTATGCACAGCTGCTTGTGCCCACAGGCACGGCAGACAGCACCGGCATAGAGGGCTATGTTGGCGGCGCGCTGAAAGCATCCCTCACCTACGTTGTATCTGCGGCACAAAAGACCGTGACCATCGGCTCAAACCTGTTTTACAGTGTATATGTGGAGTTGGGCACCGGTATTTTTGCCGAGAAGGGCAACGGACGCAAAACGCCGTGGGTCTGGCAGGACTTCAACGGCAAGTGGCATTTTACCCGTGGCATGGCTCCCCGCCCCTTCCTGCGCCCGGCGGTAGAAGATCATATCAAAGAACTGCAAGAGATTGCAGTTGAGGAAGGAAATAAAGATGCATAGAATGAAAAAGATTTTCGTAACCATCATGGTGCTTGTGGTGCTGTTGCTTTGCGGCTGTTCGGAAGCCGACAAGGCCAATGCCAACATCTCCAAGCAGGCCGATTACTTTGAGAGCGAGCGCAAGATCACCGTCTACAACGCCCGCACCGATAAGATCATCATGGAAGCCGAGGGCTACATGTCCATCTCCAACAACTCGAACAACGAGTTGGTCTGCACGGTGAAAATCGGCCCGGACACCTACCGCAAGAATTACATCTACCTGAACGGATACACTATGTATGTGGTGGAGGACATTACCGGCACCCATACAGACCCGTACCACTATAAACTTTATTTCCACACGGATATTCTTCCTAGCGTGGAAACAAGACCGTAAATTTAATACTCAGCGGTTGGCGCACAGCGTCAGCCGCTTTTTTATGCCGTTTTCGCACAACTGGCAGTGCTCCCGGCTCATAACCGGGTAGTTGCAGGTTCGACCCCTGCAAGCGGCACCACACCGGCAGCACGTCCGGCAAATTAAACCTTATCGCCAAGCATGGCAGCCCAAGCAAGGGCAGAAAGGACACACACATGGCACTCAAAAGAGCAGATATCCGCAAGATTCTGGAAAACTCCGAAACCTCCAACGATGACAAGGCAAAAGCCATTCTGGACGCCTTGCACGAGGAGACCGATGCCCTCCGGGACGAACTGGATACCGAGAAAAACGCCCGCGTTGCAGCGGAAAAAGAACGGGACGCAGCCAACAGCGGTAAGCAGACCGCAGAGCAGGCGCTGACCGACTACAAGACCCAGCAGACTAAGAAGGACGCCCATGCAGCCAAGGAAGCCAAGTTCCGGGAGCAGCTCAAGGCCGCAGGTGTGCTGGAAAAGTACTTTGACCGCATCGTGCGCTTGTCTGGCGAGGACATCGACAAGATGGAACTGGACAGCAAGGGCAACGTGAAGAACGCGGACAAGCTGGCTGAGAGCCTGAAAACCGATTGGAGCGATTATGTGGGCAGCACCTCCACCAAGGGCGCACCGGTGGACAACCCGCCCGCAAACACCGGCTCCAAAATGACCAAAGAACAAATCATCAACATCAAAGACGCAACCGAGCGTCAGGCAGCCATCGCGGCGAATCCTGAAGCGTTCGGACTTGCAGCAAAGGAGTAACACATGGCAGCACCCGAAAATCTGACTACCGCATCTCAGATCACCACCACTATCCGCGAAATCGACTTCGTGACCCAGTTCCAGAAGAATTGGGACGCGCTGCGCACCATTCTGGGCATTTCGCGCCCCATCCGCAAGGCACCCGGCACTAGGCTGGTATCCTACAAAGCCACCGTTGACGGCGGCCTGCAGGGCGGCACCGCTGTGGGCGAGGGCGAGGACATCCCCCTGACCAAGACCAAGGTCGAGCCTGTGACCTATGCAGACATCGAACTTGGCAAGTGGGCTAAGGCCGTTTCCATCGAAGCCGTCACCAAGTACGGCGCAGAAGTGGCCGTGGATCGCACCAATACCGCTTTCCGTAACGAGCTTCAGAAGAAGGTTCTGACCGACTTTTACACCTTCCTTAAGACCGGCAAGCTGGTCGGCACGCAGAAGACCTGGCAGCGTGCGCTGGCTATCGCAAAGGGCGCAGTCCTGAAGCGCTTTGCAAACGACAATCTGGACGTGACCGAGGTCGTGGGCTTTGCCAACATCATGGACTTCTACGACTATCTGGGCGACAAGGAGATCACCGTTCAGACCGAGTTTGGTCTGAACTATGTGAAGAACTTCCTCGGCTACAGCACCCTGTTCCTTCTGCCTGACGCTTTCATCGAGCAGAAGAAGGTGATTGCCGTCCCTGTGGAAAACATCGACCTGTACTACGTTGACCCCGCAGACCGCGACTACGCCACCATGGGCGCAAACTACACCGTTTCCGGTGAGACCAATCTGCTGGGCTACCACACCGAGTACAACTACAAGAACGCCACCACCACCAACTACGCCATCATGGGCATGAAGCTGTGGGCGGAGTATCTGGACGGTATCGCAGTCGTGACTGTCGGCACGTCCAACACCGAGCCTGCCGTTGCGGAGTCTGAACTCGGCGGCTGATACGAAATAAGGAGGTGACCACGCATGACTGTGCCAGAACTGTGCGTGTACACGCGAAACTTCTTTGACCGGTACGATGCACCGTTTACAGGGCGGTTCATCATTGGCGTGGACTATATCTGGGATGCGATCAACTTCAACACGGACGTGCTTGCAGAGGATCCCGAAAACATCCTGTCCGGGCTTGCGCCGCACCAGTTCTACAAAATAGAGGGCTCTATCTTCAATGACGGCGTGCATCAGGCGGGCGAGCCTCTGACCCCCGAAACCTTCACCGGCACGGTACAGCCTATGAGGGTACCCAACGTTTTTGTGGAGCTTGCCAAGAAGATCACCGACTACGATGCAGCCACGCCCGGCGGCGGGCGCTATGTTTCTCAGTCCTTCAACGGATGGAGCGGCGCCATGGCCACCGGAACGGACGGATTGCCCGCAGACGGCTGCACCCGCTACCGCCGGGAGATCAACCAATGGAGGAAACTGTAATGCCTGTAAACGATTTTACCAAGTTCACCGTGATGGAGAATTTTACAAAAAAGTTCTGCTTCATGGAAAAAAAGCTGGTTTCGGATGGGCTTTTCGGCTCTACCACCACATGGGAGGACGGCATGGAGTTCCTCGCCATCGAGCGGCACGACCAGACTATAGAAGCGCAGCAGGCAGAGCAGCAGGGCACGGCGTCCACCTACTCCCTCTATGTGGATAAGGGCATCAAGCTGTCCCCCTTCGACCGCATCAAGCGGCTGGACGATGGGCAGACCTATGAGGTAACCACCGCGAGCAGCGACAAGATTTCCCCCGCCGAAAGCGGGATGAATCTTGCCGTTGTGCAGTGCAAAAAGGTGGTGCTTTCCTGATGGGCGCAGCAGAATCCATTACCACGGCGCTGAACAGCTTTTTTACGCTGTTCAATGTTCCTGTATACCCGGAGGATTTCGTGCCGCAGGGCACTTCCCTGCCCTATATCACGGTGCTGCCTGTCATTCCCAAGGGGTTTGACGAGAGCAGCACCTTCCATGCGCGGCTGTGGTATCCGGTGGACGGCGGCAAGCTGCCCATCATCCGCAAAACAGATGAGATGCGCGCTGCCCTCGGGGATGGGCTTACCATCGAGTGCGAGGGCGGCGCAATTCTTTTGTGTGCAGGCAATCCGTGGGCGCAGTCTATGGACAACCCCCCGGAAAAATACCTGTGCACATACCTTACTTTTGACGTCACATCCTTTGTGGTGGGTGTGAGAAAGGATAACGCATGAACAAAATGTATCACGCCATTTCGGCAGATGCTTTCAAAAATCTTCAGTTTCAGGCTGGCGCACTGCTCAAGAAGTTCGACCCGGCGGGCGCCACCCCCATTGCAGCGGAGGATATGATCTGCCTGACTTCCGGCGGCATCACCGTCAGCTGCAAGCCCAACACCATTGATCTGGGCGAGGATCTGGACGAAGTTCCCGAGAACACATACCAGCTGAAGCACATTACTAGCTGGGATTGCGGGATGTCTACCACCTGCATGACCGTGAGCGCCGACACCATCAAGCTGGAGTTGGGCGCTGCAGACGTTGAAACCAACAAGATCACCGTCCGCGAGGACTACAAAAACGAGGACTTCCAGGATATCTGGTGGCACGGCAATCTGATCGGCGGCGGCTATGCTGCGGTCAAGCTGATGAAGGCCGTGAGCGACGGCGGCCTTGAGCTGAAAACCACCAAGGACGGCAAGGGCAACATCAACCTGAGCCTGAAGGGACACTACGACATGACCGACACCAGCAAGGTGCCTATGGAGTTCTACGTCAAGGAGGCAGAGTAATGATCCTTACCATCAATCTTGACCCCGTGGAAGCCCTGCCCAAGTTGTATGACGCGGTGGACGGCATCACCCGCATGATCATGGACGCAAAGGACAACGTGGACAACCCGGAGACCAAAGCCGCCCGGGAGACCATTGTTGCCAACGCCATGAAGCTGCTGGGTGCAGAGCCTGCCGAAACCGCAGAGGGCAAGAAAAAGCTGACCCCGCGCGAGTTTGCGCTGGCTGCGTTGGACTTTATCAAGCCCCTGATGAAGCTTGACCCGCAACGCACCATGAACGCCCTGCACCAGCTGTACACGCTGGAAAAGGGCGAGAAAGACACCCTGCCCAAGGCATTCACCGCGCTTACCAAGTCCGTGATGCAGGAGGATATGCAGGATTTTTTGTCATCGCTGGCCGACTTGAACGGCCTGAGTTTTGGCACTACGTCTGCCGCGCCGACCTCCAGCATCTCCGCGCCTACGGAATAAAGTATTTCGTCTGGTTCGTCATCAGCGAGATGCGCGAACGCCACCGCACAAAAGCATACCAGCTGTACACGGCTGATATGCTTTTTCTTTGTGCTGTATCGCTGGGGCAGCAGGTGGAGCAGTCCTTTAGTGAGATCATGGCAGAGTACGATAAGCCGTTATCCCAGCGCCGACACGAGACCACGCTGGAAGAAGCGCAGGCGTGCTGGGAAAAGACGCTTGCAGAGAGTAAAAAAGCCGCAGAGCAGAACGGAGGTGGTGAAGTACGGGCTTAAATGTTATGCACTTGATGGCAAGTTTGGGCATGGATACTTCTGACTACGAGCAGAGCATCGAGGAAGCAAAAGAGCAAACTAAATCATCCGTTGCCAGCATGACAAAGGATTATAACCGTTTGTATAGCGATGTTTTGCATCTCACTGCTGCTTATCAAAAATCCAGCAAAGAAACCGGAGAAAACTCCAAAGCCACCAAGGACTTAAAGCAAAAGCTGTCAGACGCACAAAAGCAGTTGGATGCAACGGCTAAAGGGTTAAATACTGCGCAGCAGTATATGGATAGCTTTAGCAAAAAGACAGACAACGCCGGTAACTCATTAGCTGCCGCAATGACAAAGGCGCAGCTATTAGCTTCTGCGGTACAGAACGCAGCAAGAAAAATTAAAGATCTGGCCGTTGGGTTTGTGCAAACCGGTATGCAGTACAACGCCCAAATCGAAACTTACAGAACCGCGCTCACAAATATGCTTGGTGATGCCGAAAAAGCCAATGCGATGCTCACAAGCATTAAACGAGATGCAGCAAGAACGCCATTCAGCACGGATGCACTTGTTGCTGCGAACCAGTATCTTTTGAGCGCAGGCGAAAATGCAGAGTACAGCCAGAAAACAATCCTTGCACTTGGCGACGCCATAAAAGCCACTGGCGGTGGAGACTATGAGCTGAACCGTATGGCGCAAAATCTCCAACAAGTTGCAAATGTTGGCAAAGCGTCTGCGGTTGACATCAAGCAGTTTGCATTTGCGGGCATCAATATCTATCAGGTTTTGGCAGACTACACCGGCAAATCGGTGCAGGAAGTCCAAAGCATGACTGTGACTTACGATGTTCTGACGAAAGCACTGCAAGCAGCTGCTCAAGAGGGTGGGCGCTACTATAATAGCATGGCAACGCAAAGCCAGACCCTTGAGGGACGTACAACTACGTTGACAGACAACGTTAAGCAACTCGCGGGAGAACTTACGACTGGTTTGTCATCGGCATACGGATCCATCGTTGAAAAGGCAAACAGCTGGGTTTCCTCCATACTGGAAAGCGATGAAAAACTTAGCCAGTTAGAAACAACTGTCACCGTGGCGGCTTCGGCTGTTGCGGGGCTGACAGCCGCCTTTGTGGCATATAAAGCCGCAATGGCGATTGCGAATATCATCACAGCCGTGCAAAAAGCAACAGAAGGTCTCACTGCTGCACAGGTTGCGCTAAATATAGCTATGGATTCCAACCCTATCGGCATTGTAGCCGCCGCTCTAGGAGTTCTTGTTGGAGCAATTGGTGCGGCATACGCTGCAAATGAGCAGTTTCGGGAAGCTTGGAATAGCGCTTGGAAATCCATAAAAAACGGATTTTCCGTTGCGGCAGACTTCATCCTTGACAAGCTCAACCGCATTATGGGCGTTGCAAATGGTGTTGCAAACGCAATTGCAGCCATTGGACGCGGAGAAAATCCGCTGGATGCCTACAATGCGGCATACGCTCAGACACGGCAACAATACAAGGATCAGCCAAAGCAAAGCAACAGGGACCGGCTACGGCAAAATGCTCTTTCCGGCAAAAGCGTAAGCAACAAAAGTTGGTCTGAGCGTCAGGCAGAAGCGGCAGCCACGAGTGGAAGCGGCGGAAGCTCCATCGTTACAAGTCCTTCCGGCAAGACTGGCAAAACCCCCAAGACTGGCAAAACCCCAAAATCCACCTCCAAGACCGAAACCGTCATAGCGTCCGTGACGCACACCGCAACCACCACCGCACAGAACGCGCTGGGCGCGGTGACCACAAGCGTTGAAACCCTGCAGGAGAAGGTCAAGGACGCAGCGGGCAAAATCAAAGACCGCGTGACAGAGACCACCACCGAGACCGGCAAAGAGATGGTCAACGGCGTTACTACCACCTACAAAAAGGTGACCAAGACCGTGGACGGCGTGGTGCAAAAGGAAACAAAGGTCTATGACGATATGTCCAAGACCCTGCTTGGCACCCTGACCACCATTGCAGAAAAGACCTTCAACGGCATCACCACCACCACGCAGCAGGCCGTGGAGACCTACGCGGACGGCAGCCAGCACATCAAGACAACCGCCACCGAGACCGGCGAGCGCATCGTGGACGGCGTGCGGCAGACCTACACCAAGGTCATTAGCTACGTTGACGGCGTTCAGGACAAGGTAACAGAGACCGCGCAGAACATCGACAAGAGCATCAAGGCGACCCAAAAGCGCATTGATGGGAACCTGAGCAAGGTACAGCAGCAGTTAAACAGCGGGATCTTCAAGATTGGCAAAAATCTGTATACCGACCTGAAAAATCAGGACTGGGCGGCGCTTGGTCTGGATATCGTCAACGTAATGTGGGGCGAGGTGTCACAGAAGCAGCGCGAATTCCTGTCCGACTGGGCAAACAAGGCGCTGGAAGCCATCAACGAGGCGTATTCCGGCGGCGGTCTGAGCGAGGCGTTCAACGCTTTTAAGCAGATCATGTCCAACGGCATCAAAGCCGAGGCAGACGGCGTTACAACGGACGTTAAGGGCTTGAGCAATGTATTTCAGGAGCTGGGCATCAACGTTTCCGACGTTGGCAGCAAGATCATGGGCGTGCTGGGCACCATGGGTACCGGCATGGGCACCTTTGTCTCCAACGCAGGCACTGGTATTGCAAAACTTGCCGGGAGCATGGGCAGTCTTGGTACGCTTGCGCAGGGCGCAGGCGGGCTGATCGCAAAGATTGGCGGTCTGATCATCTCGAACCCGGAGGTTGCCGCGATCATCGCTATTGTGGCCGGTGTGGCGGCGCTGGGTGCTGCACTGTTTGCCAAGTTTGGCAAGAGCAAGAGCAGCGGCGGGCAGGCTGTGAGCCACTACGAAAGCCCCTTTGCCGGGCATGACGTGTACGACAGCCTGACCGAGTTTTCAACCCGGGCAGCCATGCAGCACCGCTACATAGAAAAGACCACCGGCACGGATGCACAGCTGGGCATTTTGCAGCAGATCCGCGATATGCTGGACGAGCATCTGCCGGATATCGGCACCGGGCAGCTTGTCATGGACGGCGAAAAGGTGGCCGATATGCTCACGCCGCGCCTTGCGACCAACATGGATGCTAGCATGGGCGTGTATACCCTGCGGGCAGAAAGGGGTGTTTAAATGGCGATCCACAGCGCAAAGCTGGGCAATTACGACACCCTTGCAACGTGGGGGCTGTACATGAAGGTTGGCAGCCCGAACATCGGCGAGCCGGAACCGGACGAGACCCTTGTGCAGATACCCGGCTCTGACACGTTGCTCAACCTTACTACCTCTCTGGACGGCAAGGTGCACTACAAAAAACGCACTATTACCATGGAACTGCTGTGCACCGCGCCGAAAAAGCTGTGGAAGGTACTGCAAAGCCGCCTGCACAACGCCCTTGAAGGGAAATGGCTGCAATGCGTGTTTGACGATGACCCCTCCTGGTACTGGGAGGGGCTGTGGCACGTCAAATTCGTGCCGGGGCGGATCTCCGCTACGGTCACCATCACCGGCAGCTGCAACCCGTACAAGTACAACGTCTACGACGGCACACAGGATATCCGGTGGGATGACATCAACTTTGAAACAGACATCCTTCGGGACTACCGCAGCATTGCGCTGCCTGCCGATACGCCGGTGGATGTGGTCATCTACGGCGAACCGCACACTGCGGCTGTCTACTTCCAGCGTGGCGAAAGCGTGGCAGATGTGTCGTTGCAGGTCAACAAGACCGCCGCTGGCACGCTTGCCAAAACGACCGAGTGGCAGTATCTGGAGGGGCTGGATATCCCGGACGGTGGAACCGTCACCCTGACCTTTACCGCTACTACTACAAGCAGCATCACCATCAAGTATCTGGGGGCAAGCTTATGAGTTACAAGATCTATGCCGGCACGCAGACCGGCGTGGACAGCTGGGAAAACCGGGTCTGTATCTATGCGCCCAGCTCTGCGCTGGATACCACAAAGCTGATCAGCCCCACTCTGACCCGAGAGTTTGGTAAGGCTGGAAGTCTGGAATTTACCATCCCGCTGGGCAACGTGGCGCACAGCGCCTTGCAAAAGCTGAAAACGGTGGTATCCGTGGAGCAGGACGGTAAGGAGATCTGGCAAGGCAGGGTCATGAGCCATGAGCAGGATTTTCTGCTGCGGCAGAAGGTGTACTGTGAGGGCGAGCTTGCCTATCTCAACGACACCGATGTACCGCCCTACACCGCCAAGGATGTGACCATCCGGCAGTTTCTGGACTTTCTCTGCAAGAATCACACCAGCCTGACCGACAGCTATAAAAGCTTCCGCATCGGAAACGTCACGGTGGAGGAGCAAAAGCGGTATGTTCCGGTAGCCGAAAAGTGCTATCTGAAGCTGGACTATGCCGCCAGCAGCCCGGACGAGCAGGGCGACTATTACCAGGAATGGGGTCTGTACTCCCAAAACGGGAACCGGCTTGAAAAGAGTTTTTCCTACATTTTCTCCGACTATGAAGATGTGCAGACCCCACCAGCACAAAACTGGCCGCTGAACGAGATCGTAACCGGAAAGGAGTACCTTGCCTGGCGCACGGGAGACAACCAGTTTACCCTCCGCCGGAACGCGATCTCTCAGGGCAGCAAGACCTATGATGCAGAGCAGACCATTGTTACCCCGTCCATCACTACGCCGATAGAGACCTATAAGTTTGACGCCACCATAAAGGTGGCAAAAAAGGACACCGAATCCACAACGTACAGCATCAAAACGGAAAAAGACGGCACGGTCAACGTGTACGTCAACGGGGAAAAGTCCGCAGACTACACCCCGCAGCTTGTGGAGGAGTTGCACGAGTTCGGCGACGGCAAGAACTACGGCAAAACGTGGGACATCCTGCAAAGCGAGCTTGTGGACGTGTACGGCGGCTATCTGGTAACCCGGCACGAAACGATTCCTTACCCCTTCTTCCCCGGTCTGTACAAGAAAGCCCGCTATCTGGACTATGTACAGGACGCGACAGAACGCAACGTGCAGGGCATTACCTTCGGCACGAACCTGCTTGACTTGACCAGCTATGTCAAGGCCGAGGACATCGTCACCCGGGTGATTGCCATCGGCAAGAAAAAAAGTGGCTGGTTTTTGTGGGAGACCACCAACACCCTGACCGCCACTGCCAACGATACGACCGCGCAACAGCTGTACGGCCTTATCACCCGGTATCTTGTGCTGGACGGCACGGCAAACACACAGCAGTCCCTTCAAGACGCGGCGGACATGGAGCTTGGCAAGCACTTACGCCTTGCGGACGGCATCACGGTGAAAGCCGTAGACCTGAAGGACGCGGGCGTGGACGTGGACAGGATCACTTTTGGCAAGCTGACCCACATTATTTTCCCGCCCCATGGCATTGATGTGTGGATCAACTGTAACAAGCTCGTAGAGCCGCTGGACAACAAGCCCGACAAAAAAGTATTCACCTTTGGAAAAAAATTTTCAAGCATCTCCGACCTGCAGGCGCTCAGCGCCCGCAAAGCAACCACCGCGTATGACCTGAGCCGCACGCTCAAGGGGTACGCATCTGATGTGCAGTCTTATTCGCTGCAAACGATGGAGGCAGACGATGAAACCGTTTAAAGAAGTAATTGACGGCATCCGCAAAGCCGTCATGGCATCCGAGGTACGCGAGGATATCGCCCAGATGGGCGAGTATGTGGAGCAGTTCGCAAACACTGCGGGTGAAAACATCCAGAAAGCCATCGACCCCACCCTCTCCCTCTCCGGCAAGGCGGCGGATGCGAAGGCTGTCGGTGACGCGATTCAGGGTGTAAGGGATGACCTTGCGTCGGAAATTTCCCGCGCGAAAACAGCGGAAAAAGCCAATGCTGACAACATCACGACTGAAGCCGAGCGTGCACAAGCCGCCGAAAGTGCCCTATCCACTAAAATCACGGAGGAAACGGAGCGGGCAAAGGCGGCAGAACAGGCGAACGCGGACGGGATTGCCGCTGAAGCATCCCGCGCAAAGAGCGAGGAACAGCGCTTAGATGCTGCCATCACCGCCGAAACCACCCGCGCGGAACAGGCAGAGCAAGCGCTGGATACGCGCACCGCAGCCCTCGAATCCTGCGGCTTTGTCGTGGTTGACGGCAAAGTCTGCATGAAATACCGCAAATCCTGAAAGGAGCAAAACACATGGCTGAAAACGAAATTAGCACGCAGGCAGCTTCCACTGAGGTGGTAGAGCCTATCTATCTGGACAAGACCGCAAAAGACAACGGCAGAAAGCTTGACCAGATGACCGCTGCCCTGCTGGGTATGTCCAGCTCGCTGGGCGTGATCGCACGGGCACAGACCGGCGTGGTGGAGGAGATGGACTATAACGGCATCAAGGCCGTGGTGGCTGCCGGTAACGCACCGGCGGTTTTCCCGGTGGGCACCCAGCTTGTCAACACCTACACCGGCAAGGACGGCAAAGTCTACGACTGCCCGTGGGACGTGGTAAAGACGGACGATATCGCCGAGGGTGAGACAGGCACCACCGCACCCGCAATGGTGCTGCAGATGCACTACGCATCTCTGGAAGATATCCAGTTTTCTGCGTATCAGGCGTTTTTCGTTGTGCCCGAGGCCGGTCTGGTGGCTGGTACATACAACGTCAAGATGGGTCTGGACTGGGGCACTAACGTCAAGAACGGCACCGTCTATCAGTTCACGCTGACCAAGAACGCCCCCGCAGGTGCACGCCTGACCGGCTTCTACAACGCACCGGACGCCGCGCCTACCAACTGGAAGGTCTACGTATACAAAGACCAAAACAAGAGCGAGCTGCTGGAGACCTGCAGCGTCTCTGCTGGTGAAGCTGGTACCAATCTGGGCACGTTCCTCGCAAAACCCAACGGCAACCTGAACGGGCTGCACCCCGTTGGCTACGGCGACAACCGGTGGTGTAAGTCCGCATACCGCCAGTACCTCAACAGCGATGCAGCTGCCGGTGGGTGGTGGACTCCGCAGGATGAATGGGATATGAAGCCCGATCAGGCAGACACCGTGCCCGGCTTCCTTGCGGGCTTCTCTGATGACTTCAAGACCGCCCTGACCCGCGTGAAGGTCGTGACCTACGACAGCACCGTCACCGATGACGGCATTGCTGTGGTGACCTATGACAAGATTTTCCTGCCCTCCCTGCAGGAGATCTACTGCTCGCCGCAGGTGTCCGGTGAGGGCATCTACTGGCCGTATTGGAAGGAGCGCACCGGCGCAAAGACCCCGCAGGCTCCGTTTCAGGCATACCCGCTGCGCATCACTCGCGATCTTGCACAGCGCACTGTGGGCCGCAATGTGCGGCTGCGCTCTATGGATCATGGCATCGGCTACGCTACCTTCATCGTGGCCTCCAGCGGCCTCATCAACAGCTCGGGCGTGATCTACGCGGATCGTTGTGACCCGGCTTGCGAAATGACTACGTTAGGATAAGGAGGATACTATGGAGATTATTCACAACACCGGAAGCATCAAGACCCGGCAGGAAGAAGAAAACCGCGCGGCAGACCTTGCCAACGCCGTTGCAAAGGTAGAGTTCCTCTGTCTTTTGGAGGGCGTGCCGGTAGAGGAAACCAACCCAGAACAGGAGGGCGCATACCATAACGGAATGTGGAGCAAAGCCATGCTGCAAATGCTGGTAGCCCGCGACTGCCTGACCGCAGCGGAGTATGAAGAGATTACCGGCGAAAAGTATTAAGGAGCAGAGTATGAGACCTATCATGGACGTTTCCCGCTGGCAGGGCAACATCAACTGGGGCAAGGTCAAGGCCAGCGGCCTTGTCTCCGGCGTGATGCTGCGGGCGCTGGGCAACAGCGCAGAGGACGAGCCCAGCAAGCCGTACATCGACCCCACCTTTGAGCGCAACTACCGCGAGTGCCAGCGGCTGGGCATCCCCTGCGGCGTGTACTACTACTGTAAGGCAACCGGTACGGAAGAGGCTGACGCAGAGCTTGCCCTGCTGCGCAAGGTGCTGACCGGCAAGACAGTGCAGCTGCCGGTGGCGGTTGACATTGAGGACAAGTATGTGCAAGCGCCGCTCGACAAGCAGACCCTGACGGACATTGCCGCCTATGCGCTGGGCGCGGTAGAGCGCTGGGGCTTTTATGTCATGCTGTACACCGGGCTGTACTTTGGCGAAAGCAACCTGTACATGACCGGTGCGGCGCTCAAGCCTTATGACGTGTGGCTGGCGGCCTACCGCAGCAAGAAGCCTGAACCGGGCTGGCCGTTCGGCTTGTGGCAGTACACCAGCAAGGGCAAGATTCCCGGCGTTGTGGACGCGATACCGGGCAAGATTTCCGGCGTGGACTTGTCTGTGCCCTACAAGGACTATGCCAAAATCATTGCGAAGAAGGGTCTGACCCGTCTTCGGGAGGGCGCATGAGCGAAGCAATCATCGTGGCAATCATCACCGGCGGTCTGAGCCTGATCGGCGCGATCGTCTCCAACAACCACACCGCCCAGAGCATGGACGCCAAGCTGGACAAGCAGCAGGCTGTGACCGAAACAAAGCTGGAAGAGCTGACCCGCGAAGTCCGGGCGCACAACAACTTTGCCCAGCGCATCCCGGTGCTGGAAGAGCAGATCAAGGTGGCAAACCACCGCGTCGAAGATCTTGAAAAAGAGAGAGGAGAGTAACACATGGAAACCATCCTTAACACCGTTCTCACCCCGCTGCCCGCGTGGCTGGCGTTTGCGCTCATCGTTGTGGGCGCTGTGTCGCTTGCGTTGGGGCTTATCCGTCTGGGCTACGGCGCAGCGGTCAGGACGCTGGTGCTCAACCTGATCGATCAGGCCGAGAAGGAGATTCAGGGCACCAAGCGCGGCGCAGAGCGCAAGGCGTGGTGCGTCAAGATGCTGCGCACCTATCTGGACAACAGCCGGTGGGGCAAACTGGTCTCGTGGGCAATCACAGAAGAGACTATGAGCAAGGTCATTCAATTTTTCTTTGACCGCGCCCGGTCGGCGCTGGAAAAGCAGTAAGGAGGATATCATGGCAAGCACTACATACCGCCATTTCGGTGGCGTCACCGAGATGTACGCCGCACAAGAGCAATTTCGTGGCATCACGAAAATGGTCTGCGATTTTGTTGGCCTTAAAAAAATCGACCATTTTGCCGTCATTGTCAATATGGTGCGCAACGCCGGACAGCTGCCGCAGCCTTTTTGGCTCGGTGCTGCCTGTGGTGGCGGCTCGCGTAGTGCTGCCCGCTGCGCTGCAAGGGCTTGACCGACAGCAGATGACCGCCGCCATCAAAAACGCACCGCTTGGGAGGGTAGACCGAAAGATAGCCTTACTGCGGTATGTTGAGCGGCTTCCGCTGCCGGACATTGCAGCGCAGACACATTACAGCCGGACGGCGGTAGGCTATCGGCTGAAAGGCATTACAAAAATTTTTGAGTAAAAATCCCCTGCTTTGCCGAAGCCCTGCGTGCCACGCGGGTACTTTGTAGGCAAAGCGGGGGATTTTTTGTTTTATTCGCACTAGTTTTGTCGAAACCCTTGTCTTGCAAATCAAAACGTGATATTTTATTTTTGCTTCCAATGTGAAGCCCTTAACAGTTAAGCGCTCATGCGGATTTGTGCCGTGTGGGCGCTTTTCTTTTACCCTTGCAACTCTTCTGCTGATACGTTACAGGCTGCAGCAATTTTCTTGAGCGTGGTCATCCGGGTAGGCTTTCCGGCTTCTGCGTGCTGGACTGTCGCAGTGGACAACCCAGTCTTTTCCGACAGTGCACGAATGGTCAGCCCTGCGCTTTCCCGTGCTGCTTTAATTTTGCCCGCGTCCACGCCGAGTGTCTTATAATCAGGCGACATATACCCGATTCGGAACACGCCCTGCTGCTGCATCGACAATGCCTTGAGCGCAAAGCTGCTGTCAATGTCCTCGATGTCAACATCCTTCAGGACGTATGAGCAGGCGTTGTCCAGCTCCGGGGTCATCTTGTGGAGCTTGTGCGCAAGCGTGATTTTCATCATCACGCCACGCACGGGAAATCGCGTAGCGTTGCTGAGGTCTGCCTGATTTGCATGGTCAGGGGTGCATGCTTCGTCCAGCAAGTGATACAGCTTGCCGAGGTTGCGGATAGTTGTGTTTTCCATGGGGCTTCTCCTAACGCCCGTATAGCCAGATAGCGCAGCTTGATAGTTGATTTATTTGCGGAGATCGCGACCGCTCATATAAAAGCCTTCATACTGGCAGGGTTTGTTCATGATGATGCCGCACACACCGGTGTCCTCGGCATCAGTGTAC